GGTGCCCACGGTGAACACTTCGCCTGCCTTGCTGACCTGGGCACGCCAGGAGTAGCTGCCTGCGGCCCAGCCTGCGGTGGTGGCTGCGGCTACGTTGACCAGGTAGTCGGTGCCGCTGGCGGTGGCGCTAAAGGTGATTTTAGCAGCAGCGCTGATGAGGGTGTAGGCCAGTGCCCAGCCCTCGGTGGCGGGATAGTCGCCAATGGTTTTGAGCCATTTGGCGGTGTCACCGGCAATGAGTGCGGCGGGTTCAGTGGTGGGTGTAGTTGCAGCCATGTTGCGTGACTATGGCGGCAGGGGTGTGCAGTTTTGAAGGCAAAAACTACACAGGACGACACCAACAAACACCAAATACCACTACTCGCTGATGATTTGCCACAGGCGGCGGGCGCTGAGGCCATAGCGGCGCTCCAATAGGTGGATGCGCTCACCGGCTTTGTAGTCCCGGCGGATTTGGGCATTGCGGGCAAAGCGGCCTTCTGTTGGTCTTTTTCCAATGTAGACCTGCTCATCACCATAAAAAACTTTTTTCCCACCGTAAATTTCGCGTATCTGCTTGGATGCCCTGCTCTTCATGTCTTCTTTAATGGCATCGCTCAAGGCTGGAGCCAATGCCAGAACTATGCGCAGTGTGTATTCCACAAGGTCGTCGCTGTGCGGTATTTTTGTCAGATCAATATCTGGCAGCTGCACGGCTCCAAGATCGACCACGGGGAGCGGTGCGGGCTGGGATAGTAGGTCGGCAGTGGGTGGGGTTTCTGTTTTAAGTGGGGCAGCTTTCACCATGAGGGCCTTGTTGCAATACGGTTGCGGGCGGGGCGGTTCGTGGTGAAGCTCTGTTTTGCCGGCTGCTCTGGTGGCGGCGCTGGTGCCGCCTGTGTGTCAGGGGGCACGGTGGGCTCGGTCGGCTGTGGGAGGGCTGCCGGGCTTGGGGGTAATTTTAATTCAGGTTTTAACGGTGTGTCAAAAAGGTCGCGGCCTTGGGCTTGGGCTTCCATTTTGGCCCAGTCGCTTTCGCGCCAGCGGTCTACGCCTACAAAGTGGGCAGCGGCCAGGGCGTACACGGCGCAGTCCAGCGCCTCATTGCGTTTGCCTGCGGGCTTGACCCATTCCATGCGCGGGTGGCCTTTGACGTAGCGGGTGACCAAGCGCTCGGCGGTGAGCTGCTCAAACACTTCGGGGCTGAAATGTTTGCTGATGTGGATGTATCCGGGGCCGGGCTCGGCAATGCGCAGGTGGCCATAAATCTCGGCCTTGGCGGTGTCGGTGCCGATGGGCCAGAGCTTCACACCACGCTTGACCTTTTGGCCGCGCCAGTTGACATCTTGCTCGGTGGGCTTGCCCAGCACGGCCTTGCCATGGATGGATTGGCCTTTGACGGCGTAGACGTGGGCATGGGCGTAGCGGCGGGCGTAGTCGTACACAGCCTGCGTGTGGTGGCCACCGCTGTCGACCATGGTGGCCAGGATGGGCAGGGTGCGGCCACTGGCGTGCTGCAGTGGGGTGCGGCGGTAGTCGCTAAGTTGCTTCCATGGGCTGCCGGGCTCGCTCTCGGGCAGGCTGGGGTCGCCATAGAACACTTGGCGATCTACCATTTGGCGCTCTAGGCCACGGCCCCAGGCCCACACATAGGCCTCAAGCCGGTCGCCCTGCGTGTCCACGCCCATTGTGCAGACGAACAGGCCCCAGTGGACTTGGCGCAGGGGAATGTCGGGGGCACGTTTGAGCAGCTCGTGCACGTTGCTGCGGTCGCCCTGCTCTTCCCATGTCTCGGCCAGCACGGTGTTGGTGAAGGTTTTTAGCTTGCTGATGTCGCCTTGGCGGGCGGCGTGGGCGGCCTCAGAAAATTGTTGCACCAGGTCGGCCCAGCTTACCCAGCCCAGCGGGGCATAGAGGGCGTTAAGGTGGTAGCCGGTGAGCTTGCCGGGGCGTGTGCTTTCACGGGCGGCAACCCAGTGGCCGCTGGGAAGCATGGCACTTTTTTGGTGCTCTTGGATGATGCAGCCGTTGTGCTTGCAGACGTAGTGCACGGTGGTGAGGTCGGGCGCGCCGTCGGCGTCTTTAGTCCAGCGCAGGCCGTGGGCGGTGTTGGTTCCCCACTCCAGCGGCTGGTGCTCACCACAGTGGGGGCAGGCTACGTGGTACTGGTTGGCGTTGCTTTGCAGGTAGGCGGATTCAATGCGGGAAAAGTCTTTGGTGGTGGGGGTGCTGACCTTGAGCACCTTCTTACGGGAAAAAGTGCTAGTTCGCTTTTCGGCCAGGGCCACGGGATCGCCCTCGCCGTCCACGTCCAGCGGGTAGGCATCGATCTCGTCAAGGAACAGGTAGCGCACGGGCATGGAGCGCAGGCTGGCCGCGCTGTTGGCACCACTGACCACCAGCACGCCACCGGCAAAGTCTTTCATTAGGGTGGTGTTGGCATCGTCGCGGCTGCGGTTTTCTCGCACCTTGCGGCGCAGTGCGGGGGTTTCTTCCAGCATGGGGGTGATGCGCTGGCGGCTAAAGCGCTTGGCCATGTCGGTGGTGGGCTGCACGATCATGACCGGGCCGGGCTCGTTGTCGATGATGTAGCCCAGCCAGTTGTTGCCGCTCTCGCTTTTGCCTAGCTGCGCGGCGAACATGACCACCACCTCTTGCACGATGCTGCGGGCGCTGAGGTCGTCCATGATCTGGCGCAGGTAGGGCGTGCGGTCGGTGCGCCATGGGCCGGGCTCGCTGGAGGCCTTGCCCGACAACATGCGGTTTTTGTCGGCCCATTGGCTGACGGTCTGGTTGGGTGGGGGCGCAGCAAACTCGGTCAGCACCTCGCGCATGGCGGCTTGCAGTTTCAGGTCGTCGTCGGAAATATCACGGGCGCCCACGCTATACATCCTCCGGTTGTTTGTCGCGGCTCAGGCTCTCCAGCACTTGCCGAACTTCGGCCTCCAGCGCGGCCATGACCACGGCGGGGTCACTTTCAGCGGCCAGCACGGGGCCAAGGCGTGATGGCATTTGCAGCAGTGCATTGCGCATGCCTGACACAGCCTCTATCCATGTGCGCTTTACGGCGTCCAACTTGACCAGCTTGCCGGTGCGCTCTTCATATTCCAGCTGCGCATTCTTTGCCTCGTACACCTCGCGGGCGGTTTTGGCCTGCATGTAGGTGGCGTTTTTGCTGTCGGTGGTGTTGCTGCGGTAGCTGTCGCCCTGCGGCAGCGGGGGCGGCGTGACGTTGCCACGGTGCATAGCCCGCTGGCCGTCGTTCACGCTGGCCATGTGGGCCTTGGCTGGGTCGGCGGTTGCTACGATCAATGCATCGCTGCGCTCCACGTCCACCATGGGCTTGCCGCCCACGTCCACCATGACCAGCCGCCCAAGCTCTTTTTGCTTGTGCCAGTAGGACACAGCGTTGCCCTTGCGGGCAGCGAAGGCGCGCAGGCTCTCAGTGGTCATGCGGCCTCGGCAATCTCAGATGCGGGAAATGGCTGGCCGGTGGATTCCAGCACGGCCTGCTTTCCGGTGAAGGCTTGCCAGCGGCGCACGATGACGTCGCAGTATTTTGGGTCCAGTTCCATGAGGCGGGCGTAGCGGCCATTCTTTTCACAGGCGATGAGCGTAGTGCCCGAGCCGCCGAAGAGGTCCAGGCACAGGTCGCCGCCCTTGGTGTTGTTGAGCAGCTGGTATTCGAACAGCGCCACCGGCTTCATGGTGGGGTGCTCCAGGTTGCGCGTGGGGCGGTCGAAGTCCAGGATGGTGGTTTGCTTGCGGTCGCTGGCCCACAGGTGGCCCGCCCCGCCCTTCCAGCCGTAGAGGCAGGGCTCATGCCGCCAGTGGTAGTCCTGTCGCCCCATGACCATAACGTTCTTGCGCCAGATCAGGCACTGGCGAACCTGCCAGTTGGTGTCGAAGCAGGCACCGCGGAAGTTGTAGCCCTCGCTGTCGGCGTGCCAGATGTAAAACACTGCACCGGATTTCATGACCGAGTCGGCAGCGGTGAAGGCGTCGCGTAGGAATTGCCGAAACGATGTGTCCGACATGCTGTCGTTTTGAATGGTCAGGGCGTCGGCGGTCTTGCCCTCGTAGGCCACGTTGTAGGGTGGGTCCGTGAGAAACATATCAATGCCCCCCCCCCTGGGTTAGGGTATTAACCGAATCCATGCTGGTGCTGTCGCCGCACATAAGGCGGTGCTTGCCCATGATCCACACGTCGCCCAGGCGGGTGACTGGCTCGGCCTGCACGGCGGGGGCGTCGTCCTGGTCGGTC